AAATTGATAAATGGCATTGAAAAAAAAAATAAAAGATTTTTCTCGACCTAGGGGGATGGTTGGGGGATGTTTGAGATCCACTACAACGACTATGAAACACTCCCCCGAATTCGTCGGCCAGCGCCCCGCTTGGCTGACCATCCCCCAGCCAGTACCGACGTCGGATTTATTCCGCGCGATCCTTGGCTACCAGCAGGCCGAGGCCGAGTTTGAGGCCAAGGACGCGACCTTCAAGCGCACCAAGGCTGGGCGCATCAAGGATGCCGACCTTGACGCCTACAAGGTAGTTCAGCGCGAGCGCTTCGTCGCGGCCAAAGACCACGCCAAGGTCATCCAGGAATTCAAGCACGAATGGTTCGGCGATACCTACAGGGTATTTGTCAAGAATCTGCTGGAGGCTTTTCTCGCCTTCGGCCTTGATGGTCACGAAATTCAGACCACGGCCGTCTTTAAGGCGATTGAAGAGAAGTACGGCGCGGACGACTTCTTCACCGATAACTACTGCCGCGTGAATTACATCAAGATTACTCACGGCTCTATTACGTCGGCCATCCGCGTGGAAATTAATCGCCGCCTGGAATCTATTGCTCTAGACGAGGTGATGTCCAATGGCACGATTAAGGGGTCAATGTGGAGTCGCGTTAAGGCAAAGTTTGCCTATCGCGGCTGGACTGACGAAAGGGACAACGAACCCTTCATCGCGCAGGTCTGCACAGGTCAAGAGGAGATGTGTCCTGTCGCCGCCCGCGACTTCGCGGCCATCCTCCACGAGATGTCCTGGATCGCGGACGGCCTCGCCCAGTTCAATCAGACGCACCAATCTGGCCTATACAGGTACGACTCTGACCGCGACAACGTCTTAATTGACGCCATCGGTTACGATATCACCGAGGTCTCCATCCCAGACAACCCCGACGAGGCTTAATCATATGAAGCCCTTTACTGTCCTGTTAACTGTCAACGTCGAGTACGTCGTCGAGGCCGAGAGCGCCTCGGCGGCCTGCTCGCAGATCCAGCGCGAGTTTGACGACGGCTACCACGGCCACAAAGCCGAGGGGTTCGTCCAGGCCATTCCGAACAACTGGGAAGGTTTGCTCGCCACCACCAAGCACGTCCAGCCGTGCGACTACGACCTTAATTCCTAATCCAATGAGCCAACCCACCAAGAAATACCAAACGTACTTTGTAACGGCGACCATTGAGGTCACGTTTGAGTGCTTCACGTTCAGCAAAAGCGTCGCGGAATTGAAATTCCAAGAGGCGTTTGACGACGCCGACCAGCGCTTCGATATGCTTGAGAACGTAACGCCAGACGTAATCAAAATCGAGAAGGCCGACACCCACCTCGGTAAGGCCGAGTAATTTCCCACCAACACAACAATGAGCAAATCCAAGAACAAATCCGAGAAGATCAATATCGTCCCCGACCCCTACGTCGTCCAGCGTATGCTAGAGATCCTGGCCGCCCAGCACGGCGTCGCGATGGAGGCGGCCGCCCGCGAGGCCGCCACGGCCGAGGGGCTGAAGCAGGAGAAGGTCGATGAGGTCGCCGAGGGCGCTGGCAACGCGGCCTACCACGCCTACTTTAAGGCGCTCAAGGTCGTCGTGGCCGAGTTGACGTCTGACATCGACGTCAAGGACGTCTACGCGCAGGCCGACGCCCTAGGTAAGGAGCAATCCCGATGACCGCCACCCGCGTGATGGCGATCCTCTACGCCCTGGATAACCCGCCTTCAGCCGACGAGGCCGCGGCGGCGCTCCTGGAGGTCGAGGCGCGCCCAGAATTATTCCTCACTACTGGTACGGCCTGCGCGGCCTACGAGATGCTGAAGGATTACGTCGAGGGGGGCTTTTCCTGCAATGGCTAACCCCCTGCCATTGCTGGCCTTCATCGGCGCGACATTCAACCCGACCTTGTCCGATGTGAATCGCGCGGCACTTGCCCACCACCAGTTGGTCGTGGCCGTTGGCAACGTCGAGAGCGGGATGAATTACAACGCGCTGGGCGACCTGCGCCGCGCTCGCGGGGCTTGGCAGATGTGGGCGTCGGCCTGGATCGACGGCAACGCCCAATTGAAAAAAGAAGGGCGGCCGACGTATCCCTATGGGGACTTCCAGAACCCCAAGGCGTCCTACGCGGTGGCCTCGGCGTACCTGCGCGCGTGCGTAGGGCGCTTGGCTAATGCTGGGGTTACCAATCCAACTCCAGAGCAAATCTACCTTTGCTTTGCAATGGGGTTTAAGAGTTTCTCGGCGTGCGGATTCGATTCAGCGCTTTGCCCACAAAAAAAGGTTGACGCGGCAAAGAGGGTGAGAAACCTCTTTGACTATGCCACCCGATGACCTTGAGGAGTACTATCGACTTTTGCAAGACGCCAACGGCGAACTAGAAGAGTCTCTCTATATGATTTCAAAAGACATCGAAAAACTCCAAGACGAACTGGCGGCCACCAAGGCCGCGCTAGTTCGGGAGAAAAAAGAAAAAAAGAAAATCACCGAGGCTGGGTGGGTGTTGAACGACGTGCTGGCCGAACTGGTCTGCACCGACCTATGCCCGCAGGCGTGGGTGAAGGACATCAATCGAGCCATTAAGCGCTGGCACAAAAATTTCCCAAAATGATTACTTACCTCTGCATCGATCCAGGCGCGAAGGGCGGCGTGGCCTTCCTCAAGAAGGACGGCACGATCCAGGCCGCCGCGCTACCATCCCTTACCTACGACGCCCTGTCCGAACTGGCTATGGATCAGTACACAGTCGTCATCGAGGACGTCCCTAAATTTGCTGGGCGAATGATTCCCCAGTCAGCGACGGCCAGTCTGCACTTTGGATTTGGCTACCTGTGTGGTCACTTTGAGGCGCGGGGTTACCGCGTTATCAAGGTGCGCCCGCAGGAGTGGCAGAAGACCATCGGCCTCGGCACGAAGGGCGACCTCACGTCCTCCCAATGGAAACGCAAGTTACGCGACGAGGCCACCCGCCGCTTCCCCTCCATTTCCGTGACCTTGCAGACGGCCGACGCCCTCCTGCTCCTGGATCACGCACGCCAGCATAACCTTTAAACAACAATGAAAAAACAAATCCACATCCCTGCTATTAAAAAGTTGAAGCCAGACACCCGCATCGTGGGGGTCTTGGATAAGACTAACTACGTCGTGACAAAGGACGGCCGCGTATTCCGCGAACTCAAGCCGACCACCATCAACGCCCGCCACTACTACAACGTACTGCTCGACGGCCGCCTGCGCCGCGTCTCTCGTTCTACCCTGCTGGAGGAGATCAAAAATGTCTGAAGACATCGTCCCAGTAGACGTTAAAGCGCTGGAGGTCTATGACCGCATCGGCGACCCGATGCTCGCCATCAAGACCCTAGGCCAGTCCATCTTCCGCTCTGGTATCTTTGGCGTGGATAAGGTAGAGCAGGGCGAGATTCTCGCGATGCAATGCCTTACCGAGAAGAAGTCGCCGCTGGAATTGGCGCGTACTTATCACTTCATCCAGGGGCAGTTGGCTATCCGCACGGACGCCCTCCTCGCCAAGTTTAACCTTATTGGCGGCAACGTCACCTGGATCACCCGCAACGACACTCTGGTTGAGGCCGAGTTCGCAAAGGGCATTAACAAAGCGCTCATCCGTGCAACCATTGAAGAGTACACTATCAATGGCACGGCGCTTGGTAAGGACGGCAAGATTAAGGAGAACTGGAAGAAGTGGCCGCGCCGTATGCTGACCGCCCGCGCTATCTCCGAGGGTGTCCGTCTCATTGCCCCAGAGTGTTGTTTCGGCGTGGCCGTCTCCGACGATGCCATTGACATCCCTCATACCTCTAGGCATAGTACCTCTTACGACGTCCGCTCCATCATCCCGCAAGGGAAGGAGGAAGCCGCCGTCATTGTATTAAAGAAAGTCGGTATGCTCCAGGAGGGGCAGGGGCTTGACGACATCAACCTTAACGACGCAAAGGCGGTCATAAAAAACCGCGAAGGATTTATCAACTCTATCAACAACCTATGACCTACAAAGAAACCGAAGCGCTCTCGTACAGCGGCTCGAAACAGATCCTCAAGTCGCCAGCGCACTTCAAGGCTTGGCTGACCGCCGAGCAGAAGGACACGCCCGCTTTTAAGATGGGCAGGCTCATCCACCTTTCCGCTCTCCAGCAGGAAGAGTTCCAGCGCATCGTCCACGTCCAGCCCGACGTGGATCGCCGCACGAAGGACGGCAAGGCCGCCTACGAAGCGTTCAAGGCTGGCCTGCCTGCCGACGCCGAAATCATCGATGCCGAAGACTTGGCAACGATCCAGGGCGTCACCGCGAGTGTCCAGGCGGCTTTCCTACACCTTGAAATTGATAAGTCGGTCTATGAGGCAGAGAAACCTATCTACGGCGTTTACAACGGCGTGAACATCAAGGGTCGTTTAGACCTTATCACCAAGATTCGCGGGTGCGAGGCTCGCTATGTCATCGACGTGAAGTCGTGTGAGGACGCAAGCCCCGCCGCGTTTGCCCGCGATATCGCCAATTATGGCTACCACATCCAGCAGGCGTTCTATTCCACGCTTGCAGAAACTGGCCGTAACTACCTCATCGTGGCCGTTGAAAAGAAAGCGCCATACGCTTGGCGCATCTACAGCCTGTCCGAGGAGACCATCAAGGCTGGTCAAGAATTGATGGACATCGCCGTCAACACTTACAAGATGTCCAATGCATTCGGTAACTGGCGCGGGTACAATCCCGACGCTACCGAAATCTCCATCCCCAAGTGGGCGCTTAACCCAGACGTAATTTCCTAACCCAAAACCAAAACCAAAACCCATACACAATATGTCATTCAAGTTCGATCCAAACGGCGCTCAAGAGCGCAAGTACATCACCAAGCCTGGAATCTACGAGGTCGTAGTGAAGGCGTTCTCCACCTCGTTCCTCCCGCCGCGCAACGACTTCTACGTCCGCATCGCGCTGGAAAGCACCGAGGGCGAGAGCGTGTTCGCTGACATCTTCCAGAAGGCCGAGAAGAACGGCAGTCACGAGCGCCTCAACCAGTTCGTGGCGGCCACGGCCTCCAAACACGAAATCGAGAAGTACCTCGCCGCTGGCGAAATCAATCTCGACGGCGTCGAAGGCGAAGACTGGGTCAAGTTGATTACGGAGCGCGCCATCGGCCGCCGCCTCAAGGTCAAGGTGACCGAGCGCAAGTACGTCAAGAAGGACGGCACGGAGGGCGTTGCCTACCAAGGCTCGTTCTTCTTCCGTCATCCAGACGGCTCTGAACTTCCGTTCTAACCAAGATGTCGGTTATAGCCACCCAACCGACTATTCGTCCGTACCAAGAGCAGGCCGTTCAGGCTTGCCTTGGTGCGTTATCGAAATCAGTTAACCCCCTGCTAGTCGCACCGACTGGCGCGGGGAAGACTGTTATGGCTTCCGAACTGATGCGCAGGTGGCAGAGCGCAACAGGGAAGCCTTGTTTCTTCTTTGCCCACCGCTCCGAGTTGCTTGACCAAGCGCAAGCCACGATGGATCGGGCTGGGGTGAAGGGGCAAGCCCTGTCCGTTTTTCAGAAGGATTTCTCGGCCGTGGAAGGCAGGGAGGGGGGGCTTTGCGTATTTGATGAAGCCCACCACGCCGTCGCGTCCTCTTGGAAGAACGTACAGGCTAACTTTAAAGGCCAGTCCGTCGCCATCACGGCGACGCCAGACCGCCTGGATCGTCAGAAGATTGAGACCGCTGGGTTCGCACAGGTGTTTCAGATTCCGATTCGTGAACTAATCGCCGATGGGTATCTAGTACGCCCGCTGGCGCAGAAACTGGCCGTCAGTATCTGCGACAATATCATCGAGAACTACGACGACGCCATCGAACAGGTAGCGCGCAACGTCGTGGACGAGTTCTGGCGCTACAACCGAAAGAAGGCCATCATCTTCCTGCCTAGCGTCGATGCGTCGAAGCGCTTCAATGCCGCCCTGCGCGAGATTGGCGTCAGTTCTGGTCACCTGGACGGCACGTCTGGTAAGTACCGCGCGCAGGGCGTGGAGAACTTTAAGAACGGCGACACCCAGTTCCTGTGCAACGTGTCCCTGTTCACCGAGGGGTTCGACTGTCCCGAAGTGGATTGCGTTGTCCTCCTGCGCGAGACCAAGTCGCGCGCCTTGTGGTCACAGATGATTGGCCGTGGCCTGCGCTCATTCCCAGATAAAAAAGACTGCCTCATTCTTGACCCTCTATGGGTCAGCGGCACGCATACGCTCCAACCTGCGGACGCCTTTACGGATCACCCAGACGCCCAATGCAAGCCTCGCCTAGGTCAGTCAGACCCTATGGCCGACGCGCAGGTGGAGGATTCGCAGGCCGAAGAGCGCCTGCTAAAGCGCATTAAGCAGGAGCAGAACAAGAAGGATGCCAAGGATGCCGCCGCAAGGGGTTTGATTGACCTGTCCGTGGTAACACCCCTGTTCGGCTTCATCCCGCCTCCAACGTCCAGCACGACCCCTATGACGCGCTACCAGAAGGAAGCCCTGGAGCGTTTTCAAATTTACGCCAGCGATAGTCTGTCGGAGGCGCACGCCGCCTACATCCTTTCCAAGATGCGCGAGCGCGTCGCCCTCCAACTAGCAACTGTCAAGCAGGTCAAGAAACTGCGCCAGTTCGGCCACCGCAACGCCGATGGCTACACCTTTGAACAGGCCACAAAGGCTATCGGCACGGACTGGCGGATCTCTGGCCGCAACAAATTCCGAAAAACATTCCGATGAACCAAGAAGAATTTAACGAGATTTTAACGGCATATCGCCTTAAATCATTTCACGCAGAAGAGCGCATCAAGCGCCTGGAGGCAACCTTGGCCGAAGAGAGGGAGAAGAACAAGCACGTTGATGCTATCGTATCTTCTTCTGATGTTTCGGTTGACGAACTGAAAAGGAAGGTAAAACTTCTTGAAGCCGCAGGAGACGAAATCGTCGCGTCCGCATCTTTTAGCCGTATGGCTAAATCGATGTCCGTCTGGCAGAAACTACGAAATTTACCCAACAACAATGAGCAACCCAATGGACAGTATACTGAATAATGCGCTGAATCAACTTCAGACCAGTAATGAACTCGTCGCCGCCAAGGCAACGATTTCGCGCCTGGAATCTGAAGTTAAAAAACTCAACGAGGAACTTGATGCTCGCAGGACGATTCAGTCCACGTTGCGCGAGGCTGGCGATGACCTCTGGTATTGCTTGCGCCACCGCAAGGAAGACCCGACTGATGCCATCGAAGAATGGCAGGAGGTGCGAAATGTCTAAATACATCCCAGTCGATCCAGACAAGTGGGTCGAGATGGTTAAGGCTATGTCCGAAGTGGTCGTCCTAAAAGCCGAGGTGGAACGTCTGAACAAGAAGATCCTGGACGACGCTAACCTTCCATTTGGTATGGGCGGCACTAGCCTTCTGAAGGATCTACACGACAGGCTGACGGCTCATCGCTATTTCTGCGCCAAGTACGGCTTCCAAAGTGAACAGATTGAAAAAGGAGATCCGAAAATCGTATGAGCGAAATAGATAAGGACAGTATCATTAAAAGTTTTGCTGATAACTTAATCCGCATCGGCAACGATTGCCGTGATTACGCCCTTGAGGTCAAACGCCTCAAGGCCGAGTTGGCTGATTTAAAGTCTACGGCTGACCAATTTCAAAACGAGAACTCTATTCTCATAAAGGAAATCAACCGCCTACTGGTCGAGGTGGACTCTTTGATGACCTCACCAACCTCCCGCCTGTTACGAGCGGAGCGTGAGGAGAACGCCCGCCTCAAGGCCGAGGTCGAGCGGTTGAAAGCCGAACCAGAGCGACTGGCCTTTCTTTTGAATAACGCATATCTGGAAAAAGAACGGCTACGCAAGGCGGGGGATAAACTGGACGGCATCGCATCAATCACTCCAGGCTCTGGTGTATATTCAATTCGCATCGAATGGATGAACGCCAAGGAGGGCAAACAGTCGTGATTCACGAATTCCGCAACCCTATGCCTGTAGAGACACCACTAGGCTACGGAATGATGGTTTACGTCCGTGATGGCGGGACATTTGCAAATGACGTGTTTGCTATCGTCCTTGATAGTGATGGGGGATTGCGCCACTTCACTTCAGATCAATTTACTTTCGTGAGAAACGATACTTTTGGGATACGAACAGAGGGCAAACAATCGTGAGCGAATACGAGCGCAAGGTAAAGGGACTGCCAGCCCTTGGCATAGCCATAGGAGCGGCCAAGATGGGGCGTTGCAAGATTGTGATGCTTGACCTGGAATCCGCACAAACCATTCACGACTACCTAAAGGTACATATGAAGCGCGATTACCAGCGCGATTACCAAGGCAAATATAGGGCAAGGGTTCGCCTCAAGGCTAAAGGTAAATGAAAGCCGTTACCCAAGGGTCTGGATGGAAACGATTTATGGCCGTAGGGTGTTCCCACGGCATCTACGCAGATCCATTGGCGATAGAGGCAGTACTTAAATTTAGGGAGCGCTGGAAGCCCCATACAGTCATTCACCTTGGAGATTTTATCGACCTGTCAGCCCATATGGGAGGCTCTGGGGGGGAGGGTGATAAGTTGCGCCCAGACATCGACGGAGGCATTGATTTCTTAAAACAACTACGGCCTAATGTGGTTGAAATTGGAAACCACGAAGCGCGTCTGTGGAAGGACATTCGCTCATCAAACGAACTCCGCGTTTTAGCCGCAGAGACGGCCATTGAAGCGATTGAGACTACCTGCCTCAAGTTGAATGCCCTGCTGATTCCCTATACAGGCGTCTGGCAGGTCTACCAGTTGGCTAACTACAAGTTCACGCACGGCACTATCTACAACGAGACGGCCTCCCGCGATATGGCCGAGATGTACGGCAATGTCATCTTTGCCCATACCCACAAGCCAACGCAGGCCGTAGGCCGCCGCATCGATTCGCCCATCGGCATCTCCGTAGGCACGCTTACCAAGCGCGGGGCAATGGACTACGCTAATAATCGTAGATCCACGCTTGGCTGGGGACAAGGCTTCGTCTACGGCGAGTACAACGATAATTCATTGTACCCACTTCTTCACACGCACGACAATTCTGGCGCTTGGCATCTTCCTATATGAAGTCCGAAGCCCAGCGCCTGCTTGATTTAATTTACGAGGATATGCGCAATGAGTTAGCGCCTGTTCCTCCAGGCTGGCATACTATTCGACACTATATGAAAGAGTGGGGGTTTTGCAGGTCGCAGACCGAGCGTTATATTAAAATTGCAATTAAGAAAAAAATAATAGAGTTACGTTACTTTAAGGTTGTAATCAAAAAAAGGCTGACAAAAGTATCTTACTACAGAGCCACCAAATGAGTAAACCAATCTGCTTTAAGATTCGGGGAGGCGTCGAGCGTGAAGACGGCTCGCGCGGGTCAAAGAACATCGGCAAGACCGCTGGCAAGGGATACCTTGGCGCAGAGGACAAAGCCTTTACTATTGGAGTAGCCCAAGATCAGTACTTGTTTGCTAGCGAGGGCGAAGGAAACTACGCCTACCCTTTTGACCAGAAACCCACACACACAGGCAAAATGAAATACCTTTCTCTTTTCAGCGGCATTGACGCGGCCAGCGTTGCCTGGAACCCTCTCGGATGGGAAGCCGTCGGCTTCTCCGAGATTGAACCTTTCCCCTGCGAACTTCTCAAACAAAGATACCCTAACGTACCTAACTATGGCGACATCACAAAATGGAAAGACTGGGGACTCGTCCCTGGATCAGTTGACCTTGTTTCCGCTGGAAGCCCCTGCCAAGCCTTCTCCTACGCAGGACTCCGAAAGGGTTTGGACGACCCGCGTGGCAACTTGGCCCTCGTCACCCTTGCACTTGTTGAACACCTTAAACCCAAGTGGTTCATTTGGGAAAATGTGCCTGGAGTCCTTACTTCGGACGGAGGAAGGGATTTTTCAACCTTTCTCACAGCATTGGGGGACATCGGGTATGGGTGGGCATACCGCGTCCTTGACGCTAACTACTTCAATCTCGCCCAGCGGCGGCGGCGAGTCTGGCTTGTTGCGCACAGTTCTGGAGACTGGCAGTCTGCCGCAGGAACTCTATTTGACGAGCAAAGCCTGTGCTGGAATCCTGCGTCGAGCGGACGCAAAAGGCCGACCACTTCCTCCACATCTACGGAGTGCCTTGATGAAGGTGGTCTCCAGCGAAGCGTCGGAAGCATCTGCGCCGACTCTCACCCTGGATCTTACACAGGACAAGACGCCTACAGCGGAAGGCTAATCTCCGACTACGAGAATTTTAAGGTTCGCCGTTTAAGCGTAAAGGAATGTGAGCGCCTATTTGGATTTCCAGATGACTACACCAAAATTAACTGGCGCGGTAAATCGCTGGACGAATGTCCCCAAGGCTCAAGATATAAGGCCATCGGCAACTCTTGGGCAGTCCCTTGCGCCCGCTGGATCGGTGAGCGCATCAACCTAGTCGAGAGCATCAAAAATGAGCAAGCCATCGCCTAAATTTAATCGCCTAGAGCCTAGGTCGGAGTTCGACGAGGCCATCGTGCGGACAGAGCCAAGCGGGATGCTGGTCTATAGTTACAAGCGACTCCTAAAGGTCGTTATGGAAATGAATGACTGGAAGCGTGAAGACGCCGTTGACTGGATTGATTTTAACATCGCCAGAATCCCGAACATCAGGATCGTCCGCTAGACAACAATGACCACCGAAGACCGAATCAAGGGGGCGAGAGCCTACCTTGCTAAACTACCTCACGCTGTTTCTGGACAGGGTGGACACCCAGCGACTTATCGCGCGGCGTCAATTCTGGCTCACGGCTTTGACCTTTCCTATGACGACGCCTGGATGCTATTACAGGAGTGGAATTCTAGTCATTGCTCACCGCCTTGGGGCGAGAGGGATTTGCGTCACAAGTTGAACGATGCATTCGTCAAGCCGCACGAAAAGCCGAAGGGCTGGCTGAAGAAGAATGAGCGTGTGGTTGGCGCTAATGGCAGGATGGTTTTTGATGCGAAGAGAGTGGCCGAGATTGCTTTCGGCGCTGTACCGCTGACCACAGCCGACCTCTTGCTGGCCGCGTTCAAGGATGATGAGGTGGTCTGCATCACCAACGAGGCAGGCCAGTCCGACGAAGGAAAGTACTTCCCTGCGTCGAAAGGTTCGTTCCTCACCCGCGCCGACTGGATCGCCAGATTCTTTGGCTACGACTCCAAGAACAGGAAGCACTATGAGCGCTCCGAGCAGGGAGCGTGGATTCGCATTAACCCATTTACGAAGGATGACTTCACAGGCACGGACACGGCCGTATCGACATATCGACACGTTCTTGTCGAATTTGACGCCAAAAATCGAGATGAGCAGATTGCCATCTTTCACCAGTCTAACCTGCCAATCACGGCGCTCATCGAGTCGGGTGGCAAATCAGTCCACGCTTGGGTTCGGGTGGACGCCGATGATAAGCCTCAATGGGAGGAGCGCCGCAACGCCATCTACGAGTTCCTTGCCGACCACGACCCAGACCCGCAGAATAAGAACCCATCCAGATGGTCACGCCTAGGGGGGGTTATGCGAGGCGATAAGGAGCAGAAGATTCTGGCGCTTAACGTAGGTACTGACAACTGGGATGACTGGGTGGTCTGGCGAGACGGCCAAGACCTGCCCGATGAGATGCGCACGGACTTCCTAGAGTCCTACAACACCCTTGAAGACCCCAACCACGTCATCGGCCACGGCCGCTGGCTGTGCCGTGGAGGCTCTTTGCTTATCACAGGCCAGTCTGGTATCGGCAAGTCGTCCTTCACGATGCAGACGGCCTGCTCTTGGGCGCTGGGTCGCGAACTTTTTGGCATCCCAGTCAAGAAGGCGCTCCGCGTTGGCGTGATCCAGGCAGAGTGCGACGTAGGTGATTTGGCCGAGGCTTACCAAGGGGTGACGTCGTCTATGGATTTGTCGGCCGCCGACAGGCAGGTCTTGAGGCAGAACTTGATCTTCTACACCGAGACGTCCAAGACTGGTAAGGATTTTGCCGACCTTGTCCGCAAGATTGTGGTGCGCCAGCACCTGGACGTTATCTTTTGCGATCCTTTGCTTTCGTATGTTGGCGGCGACCTATCCAAGCAAGAAGTGGCCTCCCACTTCCTGCGCAACTGCATCCAGCCCATCCTCAAGGACACAGGGTGTATCATCGTCTTTACCCACCACGAAGGTAAGCCGAAGCCCAAGGAAGTTACGGACGGCCAGACCATTAGCGATATGGCATACAGCGGCCTAGGGAGTTCAGAACTCACGAACTGGGCGCGTGCCATTATCAACGTCCGACGCGAGTCCAAGGAGTACCCCATCTTCTCATTCAACCTTACCAAGCGCGGCAAGTTGGCTGGGATGCGCCTGCCAGACGGCAAGCCTACCCTGTCGATTAAGTTGCGCCACGCCGAGGGCAAGGTGCTGTGGGAGGTCGTACCCCCTACGGCCAAGTTTGAACTGCTCAAGGTAGGCCAGCAGTACGCCCACTTCTCGTCCAAGCCGTCCACGGCGCGCGCGGCCTTGCTCAAGGAACTAGAACAGGACTACAGCCTGGATCGCCTACAGTCCGAGGCCGTCCTCAAGGCTATGGTCACGAATGGCATCCTAACCCCTAAAAAGATAGGTGCGGCGCTGTTTTACGAGGGTACGCACCTAGGAGACTGACGTAAAGGCATCTAGGAGGCTCTTGGAGAGCCTAGCCTATACCTACCCATTCTCCTTTTTGGCTAAAACGCGCCAGACCAAGGCTAGACCCATCATTAGGGAAGCCACGACAAGGGCATAGGAAATATCAGCAGACATCTTGAGGGCGGCGGTGGCCGATGACAGTTGGCGCTCCAGGTTGGCATCATCCGACTTAACTCCAGCGTCCGTTATGATAAGAGCCATCGTCTGGGATGAGGCGAAAGCGTTGAGTACCCCCTTAACCACAAACGCGGTGTACAGGGAGCATACGCAGGAAATAAAAAGAATGATGCCTACCGCGATTAGCAGGTTGCTGTCACTTCTTTCGCTTGGCTTTGCCACGGATGCCTTTCTTGACCTTGGACACTTCGGCTTCGCCGCGAGCCTTGATGTATTTGAGGAAGTAGTCTAGGACTTCTGGTGCGGCATACCCAGAAGCGCCTACAGCGGCAAAACGTAGTGGTACGGACTGAATGTGTTCGGACACAGCCCATCCGACGAAAGAAGCGGTAATGGCCGCCGCAAAAACGCGACGCACAACCCACCCAGCCGTGACAGGCTCGGTAGACAGAAGGAGTCTAGCCACCATCGCGGCAGATCCAAGGGCGCTTGCAATGATGCCATCCTTGGCTATCGCCTGGATATCGTCACTCGATGGTGTTGGGACAGGGGGCGACATTTGGTTTACGGAAAAAGTGAACGTAGGCTACGATGACGCCGACTATGACCATACCTCCAACTGAAGGTATGAACCAGACAGTACCAAATAAAAATGGGACTGCACCGATGAACAGGCCAGTCGCTAGGAGGCCAGCCCCAGCCATATAGCGTCCGAATGCCATTGCTAGACCGCCAATGACCATAAGGCCGATGGCGGCGAGGGTGTACAGGTTCTTGCGGGCTTCAGATTCAACCTCTAGGATTTTAACCTCAAGTTCCTTAATCTTGGAGTCCTTGAGCGCGGATACGCGGGCGGCCTCTTTTTGCTGGGCTTCCATCTTTGACCAATCTTCGTTTATCTTGGCTAGGAGTTTCTTTCCGTACTCCTCGGCCGCCTTGTACTCGGTAGGGTCGCCCTTGGCCGCGCGCTGGCGGGCGAAAGCAACGTCACCCTCCGATGGTTTTGGCAGGTATGATAGGGCGACGCCAGTCTCGGCCTTTACCACAGTAGGTTTATCGGAGTTCTCGCGCGCCACAGTAACAGCGGCGGCCACACGGCCATCAGACTTATCCAGGTCATTCCCAACCTTATTCACAATGCCTCCATCGGTGGGGGCGTCTGGTTGCTTGGGGATATCTGGGGGGCTAGAGCATCCATATAGGGCAATGATAGTGACTACCAAAATCGACCCTATCGTAAAACGGTCTAGACCAGATTCCACTTTAATAGCCATAGCCGTTGTTAAAGCCAAATGGCTTTATGTTTGATTAAGGATTCTTCAGAGCGTTGAGCAACTTCTTGCCCTCCGACTCCTTGGCCTGGATCTTGGCCGTGTTGTTGCGGTAAAAAAGAAAACCGCAGGCAAAGCCGACTAGTAGGGACAGGACGATGGCGATGAGGTATAGCATATTAAAGTTAGTTTAAGATGATGTAATTCTTTGCAATAAGGTCAGCCCGAAGACCTTCCAAAGTAAGATTGAAAATCACAATCGCAGGGCTAAACACAGCATACTGCTGACCTGCTTGTACAGCACCAATGATGTGTGCCTTGCCGTTTCTTACAAGGGCGGCGAAGCCAGCATTGGAGTAATTTGAAATAGCCATTGGTTATGTGATTAGGAAAGGATAAGGAGATGCTTCACCATCGTAATACAGGTAAAGGGTTTCACCTGTGCCTGTTGGCGAGAATGTCGATGTGTCATCTATTGTGTTTAAATACTGTGCCCCAGCGGACAAGTAAGACCACCCAAACAAGTAACCATTGATTTGAACTTTGAACTTACCTGCGACAATCCAATCATTGTTAATAGTGCCAGATGAGGGGTAGTAAAACCCTGTTACATAATATGAACCACTCCAATACGGGCCATTCTGATAGCCAGCAGTAACAGCCAACGCAATCGACTGCTTGTAGGTAACTCCAGGCGTAGCGGCCGTGGTCTGCACAGTCGAGTCACTAAAGGTAATGCCACCAGTACCAGAAGGGGAAAGGTTTATCCCGCTGTAAGTAAAGGTCGCATTACCCGATGGTCCAGGGACAGTAACGCCGCCATCGGAAGTAATCCCGCCAGTAAAAGACGGAGAAGCCAGCGGAGCGTAACCAGAAAATCCAGGGAATGCCGTGGTCTGAACAGTAGTATCACTAAAAGTAATACCGCCAGCCGAAGCAATATTCAGAGGGCTATCAAAGATGATTTGTTGAGCCGATCCGCTATACCAATTAGTCAAGCGACCACCCTGCCAATTCAACTCATAGCCAACCGCACAAGTAAGCGAGATGCCTTGGTAGCCACCTGTTCCGTTGTCAAATGTACCCTTGGCGACGTTCTGTAAGCCTACTGCATCAAAGGTGATTGCGCCAGTCATCGTACCACCAGCAAGCGGAAGGAATGAACCGCCGCCGCCACCGACAGTCGCCCAGATTAAGTCCGTGCCGTCATAGGTCAAAGCCTGCCCAGCAGTAGGTACTGTGCTGTCGAGGGTTGTGGTCGCTCCATTGGATAGCGTACCAACAGTTAGGCCAGACGCCGTTAGGTCTGCAAGCGTAGCAATCGGGTTGATGGCCGTGGGGGCGTGTGTGGTCGAGTTGATGGCCGCCGCAATATCAGATCCATCAAGAACTACACCTAGGTTACCCCAGATGACGTCAACAGTTGCGTAGTCTGGCGACTGCGAAAGGTCTCGGCGCACGAAGCGTGCATTGGCTACAGCCTCGTCAAGGTAAGCGCCAAGCGGGATAGGAACAACAGCGCCACCAGCGACAACATCGGCGAAGACGTTACATCCAGCCTGCAAGAGGGTAAACTGATCTCCACTAACATTCATCGAGACCTCAATGTTTGTTGAGCGCCTAGATTCGCCTCCTAGGAATTGGTGGCACTCGGCCGTGGAGAAGTTGATAGTACCTACATACCCATTATATCCAATTAGAAGGCCAGTTGCCGTTAGGGTTTCATCATCCGTAAGAACAATATCCCATTGGTACTGACCAGTCTGAAACACTTGGCTACCAAGCGCCGTAGCCATAGAGGACGCGCTAGTGTTGTAGTTGAAGGTCTGGTTGACTGTTCCGAAGGTAATCTGAATAGTCCCAGCGCGCGGCTGTGGGTCGATGCCAACTCGGTAAATTTTGTTAGTACCGCTCCAAGCCTGGATCAGAGTAGTAGTAACTACAGGGGAGGATAAAGGAGTCCAAGTTGTGGACATCGCAATCGGTGACTGCCGAAGTTCGACAAAGACAATCTGTCGAGTTCCAGCATCCCCAACCTGGACTAGGCTGATGGATTCATAGGCCGAAGGGGTAAGGGTATCCGAGCCTTGGCTAATGGTAGGCTTTAGGCCGTAGGTGTTCCAGGTGATAGTGTAACCAGTACCAGTCTTGGTTACAGTAACCCCACCCTCATCATCAACCGCCGCAATTGCATTAAGAGCGTCTTGTAACTGGGTGGTAGTAGCATTATAGGGAACAGGCTCGGTTTCGGTGCTATCTACAGTCAGTTCCCAAGTCCCGCCAGTAGGGTATTTGTTGGTATCACCTACGGCCACAGTAATCGCCGCACCAGCAGGGAATGGGACTTCAATGGGTGCGCTTCCAACGCCACTCGAAGCGACAATGTGAAGTTCAAGTTGGGCTACGTTACCTTGGTAAAAGGAGGGGGCAGGCGCGCCGATAAACGCAAACTGGTTGGCCAGTAAGCGGTTGGAGTCTGTAGCCATCCATAGGCGATAGGTGTTAATAGCCATAAGTCCCTTGGTATTAGCCTAGAGTCAAAGGTGGTCAAGCCTATGGTTTAGTAACGCTGGTAATATAGAAATCGTCGATATAGACGGCAAAACCATCTTCTTGAGGGATTTCAATTTCTTGAACCTCAATGGGTGATTCCGTGCAATTCGATTCACTTAATGTAACAGTCCAATCAATCTCGCTATGAAACGCTGGAGCGCCCCAACTAATTGAAAACCCAGCATAGTACCCAACAGTAGAAAGTGGAGTCATTGTTGCATATGACTTTTTGAATACAATCTTACCAGATATTGTAGCGCCTTCATTGAAACAACAAATCCTAGAATCCACCTTTAATGAGAGTCTTGCAGTATAGTCAAAACTTGTGTTTTCTGGATTGAAAGGAACATTCTCGCGCTCATCAGTCGCATAATTATAGACGAAACTCATACCGTTATAAACAGATGAATGCTGAAAACTGAAAAAACCAGTATATATTCCAGGAATCGCATTATAAATCGTTTCTAGGCTTTGTGGGTTAAACCCAGATGTGCCTGGATCGCCAGATGCTACTGTAGAGTTAAACCAATCGTATGGATCTGATTCAGTCCATCTTGGGTATAATTTTAAATTTCCCTCAAATACGGTATCAGTAGAAAAGTCGTATGGAATACCATTGGGATGCAATGGTGGATCCATAGCAGTTACTGTATCTAAAGGGTATGTGCAATCCATATGCCCATTCTTGAATGTTATATAAATCCTAGTCCCAAAATAATGGTTTGGGTCAAGACCTCCACTTCCTTCTCCAACTTTTAACTCTTGAAGTACAACAAGGTTATCTGGGGTTGTTAATGGATACCAGTTGAACGCGTTGTAGTTAGTCCAGAAATATTCCCCAAGGTTATCAAATACATTGTACATCGTTGATACAAGCACGCCTCTTTGTCCTGGAGGCGGTGTATATGGCATTGGCATATTATAAAATTCATATCCAGGCCATCCGATATCGTTATACTCACCAAGGTATACCAAAGTGAACGGATCTTTGTGCGGAATTGTCATACCCTGCTATACCAGTAATTAGCCAAAGCGCTTCCGCATTTAAATCTGCTACCCCAAAGGGAGGAATTAATCATTTGATTTACTACGCCAGTTTTTCTGTCAACGGAGGCAATCATCACCCAAGAGTTATTATCTTCGTCAAATTGGGGTGTTGACTCGTTTATAATTTTGCAAGTTGCTGGGTCTGGGAATCTGTATGGATCTGCACTCTCTGGCTTTAGTGAGATGTAAATATACTCCTGCTCATTTACTAACAGGTTCTTACTGAATTTTGCTGTTGGTGCTGGAGTGTTGGTAAGCACAACAGGTGGAGTGCCCATCTTTGGTACTACGTTGTTAACTGTTCCAGGCCAAACGGAATACTTCCATTCGTTCCCATCTGAAACAACGGAAACCGTGAATGGAAGGATGATGCGTGTGTAGTCTGGTGGAGGGCTGGATAGGGCAAGCCCCCCCGCGTGGCTCTGGTAGATAACGCCATCTGAAACGCCTACGGCCGCCTTGTCAGCATAATCGGCAAGCCGATTAAGTTGTTTGGCGTAAATTGCATCTCCAGGAGCGAAACTGCCAGAGTTGTTATTTCCGAATCCTTGGAGTCCCATTAGCCTAGACTGCTTGGTAGGTTAGGGTCTACAGGGTAGATATCTGGATCCCAACCAATGATTCCAGATAGCATAAGGTCAGCCTGCACTTTATAAAGGCCGCCAAAAATTTCCATAGATGCGTTGGTGCAAAGATAATTTCTCCGTCGGTCATAACTGACACCTGCTGGAAGTTCTGCTGTTAATTCCGTGTCGTAGTTTGCCGCTAGGTTTGCGTATGGATCTGGAAGATTGATAGCGCCAATCCATCCGTAATTAATCCATCCTACGCGTGATAGTGTTTTTTTAGCCTCCGATTCACTATCGGTATAGACCAAGCACCGAAGGATAATAGATGGACGAAAGTATGAACGCACCCCAGCCTTTAAGTTAACAGCGTCGGCAGGGTTCTGCGCTGGAAGGAATCCAGCAAATGAGTACTGAACGGCCTGGAGGGCTGTAGGCTGTGTAATTGCAAAGTGCGCCCTGTTCGGGTTCTTGGTAAGATCACTTTCGTTTTCAGCGATGTACTTGGCCGCACCAGCCAATGGCTTACCATTGCCAATCTGCTTGATTTGAACCTTGGTGAAATTAGGGTGTGTCTCAATGGCCTCCATAGCCGTGGCGCTTGATACTTGGACTTGAGTTACAGTATTAGAAGCGCCATCTTCAATCCCGCAATATTCACAGGCAACAGTCACAGTACCATTATTGGTACTAGCGGAGACACGATGAAGCGTAAGGTATTCAAGACCCTCAATAGGCGGTGGGTCGCCGCGCTTAAAGTCCGTAGTGATATCATAGGACTTGTCAGAGTCAGCGGTGTACTTCACCTGCATAGTAACTAGACCAAATCCATCGTGCTGGATAGTCCAGTTCTTCTCCATCACATACCTATCGTTGATATCAACGCCTTTTTGCTTATAGGTTATGGGCTTTGGTTGGTAGATATTAATCGACATATTATTTGGATACAGCGCCGTTAGTATCAGCGGGTGGAGGTGTGTTGTTGCCGCCGCCGCCAGATCCAGCGGCTATTGTTTCAGTAGCGACTGCGGTGCGTACTGTGGCATCACGAATTTCTTCAAGTGGATTAATCCGCTGGATTGCAGATAGTACATCACCGCCGCCGACGGCTTGCAAGGAAGAAGCGGCTTGAAAGATGCCTGTTTGAAAGTTAGGCTTTTTGTTCTTTTTTTCTTCAGCAATTTCCTTATCCATAGCCTCAAGAATCTTCTTTTTTCTATCTTCAAAGTCGATGCCAATACGCGATTGTATATCTGGGTAAACGTCTTCTACTTTTAAGCCAGATACCATCCGACGTACATCTTCCTTACTCTGTCCAGGCATACGGATACCTTCATCTTCATAGGTAGCCTGTCTAAATCCAGGAATGACAATTCCAGGTGCATTTCTCAATGCACGTCCTCCGCTTGAATTGAAAGGTCTGTTTAATCTATTTGCGGCGTGTTCAGCCGCCCAAGGAGTTCCATATGAAAATTCAGAGTCACCAAAAATTCGTCTTGCAGTACCCTGCATTTGAGGGCCGAATCCAGTTACCCAATTTGTAAAGCCAGTAGTAAACGAGTCCCAGACATTCGTTCCAACTCGCCCACCAGCGGCGGCGGCCTGGATGTCCAATTCTCCAACAACAGGGGCGCGATTTGCCATTTTTTCGATTTCGGCAGACCCGCCTTTAAGGAGAGGGATAAGGTTCTTGTATTGATCTCCGAAGAGTTGAGTACCTAGGCGAGCCAACTCAACGCTTTCTCCGTAGTTCTTGTAGTGGTCGGCCATCTTCTTGATGACGTCCATAGAGGACACACTATGGGTTCGCACGCCCTCAATGCTGATACCAAGGCGTCTAAATGTCGCCGTATTAGATCCACCCTCAAGAGCCATCTTGCCCAACTCCTTATTTCCAGACGCTACAGAAGATACAAACTCTTCCATAGACACGCCAGTCATCTGGGCGGCGTAACCATAGCGCTGGACGTCCGTGGTGGATAGGCCAGTAATGCGCGAAAACTTATCGACCTTCTGGGCGTATTCAGCGCCGTTCTTTACGGCATTTACAAACTGTTGACCAAGGAATGTGGCAATATTAGCGCCGCTCAACATATCGGCAAAGTTGCTACTCATATCCTTCTTAAACTCGTCACCCCAACCCTTCTCCCAAGGCAACTTGGCGCGACCTCTACCACCACCGCCGCCTGCGCCACCTGCGCCTGGAGCGCCACCTGGAGGAGGTGGAGGCGGTGTTTGAGGTGTATTCGGAGACGGATTAGGAGGCGGTACAGGCGCAGGAGGGCGCGGCGGTACAGGCGGTACAGGCGCTACAGGCGGTACAGGCGGTACAGGCGTCGGCGGCTTTGGAGTCGGTCCAGGGACAGTCGGAGGCGTAGATCCTGGATTAGGAGTAGGGGTAGTTCCAGGAGTAACAGGAATAGTCCCTGGAACAGTTACGCCCTGTAGGCCAGTTGTGTCCGCTACGAACTTTACTTTGACTTCGTCGCTCACGCTTTAGATGACTCCAGTTGTTTAAGGAATTCCATAGCCTTGACGTCTTCCTCTGTAATTACCGTAATATCACCTCCGTCGGAGACTAGATTTGCGATGTACATCCACATAGCCTCGCACTCATTCATAGTCCAGGCTTGTTCGTAGGACATACCATTACGCATCAAGTTGGTAACGCAGGAAAGTACTAAATTTATGCCCCTCCCAGCGCCATTGCGCTTCTTATCCCAGATGATGGGCATATTGTCGTTGAACTTGATATAGTCGGCCATTTTGTGCATCTCCTGCTCATAGTAGCCAGAATCCAAAAATAACTCTGTAAACTTTAACGATTCATCGTCGGTAGGCTTTACGCATAGCATTTCCTTTAGGTCGTGCGTAGACAGGATGCGCGCGGCGATTACGAGGTCAGATGGTTCAAAGGGGTTGTCTGTAAGAATTACAGGTGACTCAATTTCCGTAAGAACAAGTCTATGCCTCATCGACATAGGCTTCAAGATACGGCCGCATACCTCCATCTCTATGATGGAGGACTTTACGGCCTGTATAAAGCGGCTATCCATTGCCGCCTGCGTCTTTAAATCTGCTCGTACTTGACGCCACGCACGGAGACTTTGCGATACTCTTGATTAGAGCCGCGATCCGTGACTTCCTTGAGGATGTAGGTGATGCCACCATACGACATCTCTTGGCCAACTTCTGGCGAACCAGATGCCCTAACAACGCCTTCAAGGGTGATTTCGTCGCGATGGTCATCCAGGCGGTCAGTAATAACTCGACCCTGTTCATCCATCACTTCGACGTCAAGAGCATAGCGGGTGGTATGGCTGTCGGATTGAACGACCATATCGAGCCGAGATCCAAGGACGCCGTAGATAAGAGCAACACCATATTCAATTGCAGACATAGTAGTAGATTGTTAACCCTAGCCCGCAGTCAAACTTGAGGGGGTAGCACGGCTACGGCCGTGTAAGTGATGAGGTTTCCGTAGTTTCGGCCTTTCATACCTTCGTCGTCAGATTCGATCCAGCAGGCGTACAGTTGACCTTCATTAGTACCCCATAGGTCTTTTAACGCTTGGGCATCTGACATATGGCCGTGAACCTTGGATACGCGCTCTCGGTGGGTTTCAAGGGTGTCGTCATCGGCCGAGGAATAGACGTAAATTTCGACCTTAACGCTGTAATTACCCAAGTTGTTAGACCCTAGGTCTTTTTCTGGAGCGGCGCTAGATGCATAGACAATAATCATCGGCATTTGCCGAAGGTCGGGGGTGATACCCTTATTGACCAATATTCCAGGGATATTGGTAGAAATATAGGTCGAGAATTTATCCTCGATGATGGATCGGATGAGTGCGCTCATTGTTAGGGAAGGTTTGTGTTGAAACCTTGTCCTACGCTGTAATGCGAGGCAAGGTGATAAAGTTGGTCGGCTCTGCCTTGTGCTACGAGTTTTTGGTACATCTCTACCCTCATAGAATAAGCCCTATAATTTAAGGCCAGCCTGTAGCCGTCTTTGGTAGCCCTATGCAATCCTTGAACCCTATTACCTACCTCAACCCAAGGTACAGTAGGGTTACTCAATTTGTTGTTCATTATGCCAGTACCCCATTGGTTTCCTTTAATCCAAGCACCCGCCTTAATCTTACCAAGTTGAGAGCCAGCGCTGTACCATCCAGCCTTGAGTTCACCTACCCTAGCCTGGACGCGCTTAATGTAGGCTCTAACCTTCTCGCCATTGTCATCTACGACGTACTTGTCGCCAAATGTAGCGTGCGCGCCCATATGCTCAAAGTACTCGGATACTTTATTACCACCTCGCGCTTTTTCGTGGAGTGACTTGATGTTACCTGTGTAGTAAGTAGAAAGGTCTACGCCGTGGGCAGACAAGGCTTGGTCTTGGGCAAATTTCCAATTCTGGAACTTATTCCAGGCTGTTAGGCCACCCGCGCTGTATGCGTCTTGTAATAGCCAATTTGGCAACTTTGGATCTGGGAGGCTTTTTCGAGCGCGTAGCCAAGCGCTAAAAATACCTATATGTCCGTAACTCAAGATATCGCCAGCCTTCACATAGGCCAATGGTAGGAAGATTTTTGAAATCTGGCTTTCCACGACGGCTTGGCCAAGTTTCTGTGCCTGCCTGGATCGGCCATCCTGCCCCATCCCGCCAGAGAATGGCATCGTAAAATCAAGCATATCGTCGCAGAACAACTTTGCCTGCTTCTGGAGTAGTTTGGCGGCAGACCCACCCATAATGAGCAGGTAAGCCCCTAGGTGCTGACGGAATTCCTGTTGGTTTACGACAACGCCTTTTTTTACCGTTACGACTCCACCTGGAGTGTTCATTGAACCTTCGTCTGCACGCGGGCAATGATCCAGGCGGCAGGGGGGCGGTCAGCGACGGCTACGATGCGGTATTCCTCGCCATTGTAGGTCACGATATTGCCGTAGGCGAATAAGCCTGGAACGGTGGTATTGGTAGACCTCAAAACCTTAACCTCAAAGGTGGTCTGATTAAGGAAGCCGCCAGTTTCCATATCCTGCAACACCATCGGCTGGGTAATCATAGCCTTTAAGGCTACTGGCGTGCCTCCAGGGACGATTTTAACGGTGATGTCCTTGCCTACCTCATTAAGGACGGAAAGGGCGTCTACAGCGGCATCTTCAAAAAATCCCATATGCTTTGCCATAGGTCAAAAGGAAGAGGCCGCCCCCGAAATGGAGCGGCCTCTTTGCTTTGGCGCTTGAGGGGGGCACTTGCCCCCTCGAAACTTTAAACAAACTTAATCTTCTGGAGGGCGTCGGGGTTACCCTTCGCCGAACCGATGAGCCACGTCGCGGACAACTTGTGCAGACCCTGCGTCCAGTCGTACCAGTAGCGGAGAGCATACGAGAACTGGCTGTCGGGATCGGTCACGATGGTCTGTTCGCCACCACCAGTCGTGGGAGCGGCAGGAACGCGGGTCACGACGACAAGACCTTCGCGGCAGGAAACCACGCCATTAAGGCCAGCCTCGATGCCAGCGGCGTCAAAGCCGTTGTACTCGTAGAAGTCAACGCCGTGGATCATACCGAGGCGGTTGCCGCGGATGACGTCAGTCGTGCCGATGGAGAACGCCTGCGCAATGACAGGGTCGGAGATTAACTGCTGGTAGGCATCGGGCGAGACAAGCGCGGAGCGGCCTTCCTGCGGAAGGTTAGCGAGCGTAAGGCTCTTGGCGATGTTGGAGACCGCGATGCGGTTGAAGTTGGCCTGCGTGCCAGAATAGCCATCAGCAAAGGCGCTATCGACCTTGGTGAGGACTTGGTCGAACAGCGACTTGACGACAGCGTTAGCCATCGGGGCCATAAAGAGGCGGCGCAGACGATCCAGGGAGAGGGTAGCAACTTCGTAGTCGGTGAAACCGATGGTGACGTGCTTCTGGTCAACAAGGGTAACAGGAACGTCGGTGGACACGGCGTCAACAGTAGCAAAGCCAGTCGCGCGAGAGTAATCTGCGGCGGTGAACTTACCAGCGTAGCGGGTGTGTACAGTCGATCCGCGTTCAGCAACATAAGCGCCGAAGTCGGTGACCGCGATTTTGGTGAGAGGCTGGAGTTGCGGAACGAGCGTCCGCAAGGATTCTTCAGCGACGAGTTGGAGGGTTAGACCTCCGATTGCGTTAGCCATAGTATTTTATTTGGGTGAGGGGTGAAAAGTATTACGAAACATTTCCAGTAACTTTCTCAAAGCCAGTCTTGGAAACTTCGTCTCGGTAACGATAGTTGAAACCGATTTCAAAATCCATTGGGCCGCCTGGAGGGGAGGTTTCAGTAAGTTTGACACTAAAAGAAACATTGGTGACGCCGCTGTTTGCATTGGCATCAGCGACAATCAAAGACCAGTTTGCAGTCAGTAAAGCGCCGAGTTCGGCGGTAAGGGTAGCGGGGAGTGCCATAAATGTTTATCGAAGATTAGCGGCGGCCAGGATCGCGGAGCGATTCTTGGAATAGAACTCTTGCGCGGCTTTTGGATCCTTCTGCTTGATAGCCGCCCATTCTTGGGCAACTTCATCATTGGTCTTGGAAGCCATTTCATCAGCGACAGGTGCGCATTCAACAGGCTCTACGCCGACAGAGGCGGCAATCTTGGCGGCCTTCTTGGCGGCGGTCTCAAAGGACTGCTCCAGGGCGGCGTACTTCTTCGTAGCCTCGGAAACGGTGTTTTCCATTTCAGAGATGCGAGCGGCGGCCTTGGCGAGTTCAACCTTATGCAGGTCTGAAGACTTCGTCAATTCAGCAACGAGGGCTTCCTTTTCGGTAATGGAGATACGAGCGGCAGTAAGTTCGGTGGCAATGTTATCCACTTCGGCAGACTTAATACCAAGCGCTTCCTTGATCTTGTTAAAGGACTCTTCGATGGTCATATTGCAATTAGCCTAGAGTCAAATTTAGGATAGGAGGATGGCGTCGATGCCATCCACAATGCCAGTCACAAGCCCCTTGGTGGCGGCCTTCTTGCCCTCAAAAACTTGACCCTCCATATCCTCATCTTTGGCAAATAGACGGCGGCGCTTAATAGTCTGTTTAAATTGGTCGTGGCGCTCATCGACATCATCCTGGAGGAATTTCTTATCATCTTTGGTTAGGGACGTGCCTTCCAGACCCATAGCCTTATGCTTACCAGCCTTGATTACGTCCATTTTTACGCCTTCCATCGCGTAGGCTTCGGTTAGATCAGCAAATGCGATGTATACCCCAACCGACCCCCAAGCAGAGGAAGGGGTGGCGTAGACTCGGTCACATCGGGAAGCCAGTTCATAGGCGGCAGAGCAACATTCAGTCTCGCTGTAGGCCGTAGTTCGTTTTGCTGACTTTTCAATCCTTTCTCCAAGTTCCTCAAGGCCATCACACGTCCCGCCTGGAGAATTGAATTCAAGGACAATCTCCTCAACAGACGTGTCGGCTAATGCCTTTTTAAGATTCTCGGTGACGTCGTTTAAATCGACGGCATTGCAACGCTTCTCGATTTCGGATAGGTTCTTGCCGATTACACCACAGACAGGGATGATGGCCTTATTGCCAACAATCTCCATCTCGCGCGGCTTACCAAACATTAACTCCAGCATATCATTAACGGCGCTGGCGTTTGTTTCTGGGGTAATATTGATATCGGCAACCGCATCCAAGTAGGTCTTGGCGCGCATCAAATTGATCTTCAGAGGGCGACTGCCCTTGAATGCGTTAAGAAGGTTCTTCATTGGTTAGAAAAAATAAAAAATAAAATCATTCCCCTAGTGGGTCTTCTCGCTCGTCTGATTCAGCATCATCAATGTCAAGTTGGGTTTCTTTTTGTTCACCCTTCTCGTTTTCATCATCAGCCTGTTCATCGGCCTCGACGTTGTCGGAATCACTAATGTCTTGAAGGCCAACATTAGTTGGCTTTAAAAGCATCCACAGAGGCACTCCGTATTCCTTGGAGGCATCGATGAACATCTTGGCTTCCACGGCACGACGGCGAAGCATCGTGGAGAAATGTTCGCCTTCTTCTTGGCAGTTCTCACCAATGGTCTTTAGGCCAAACTCGATGTCTGCTCGGTTCTGGGCGGCATCTCGGCCAGCGTCTACTGTGACACGCTTTGGCGTAGTCCAGATTACCTTATTCCAGTTCTCACAGGAAGGAAGTTCTCCGCGAGCAATGGCATTGCCAATGACGTAACCCCAGACAGGCGTAAGGAATCGGTTGATTAAGACGCGCTGTAGGTGCTGGAACTTGCGGTCAGCCTTTGCCACAATGAGGCGCATTGAACTGCCACTAGCCTTGGAAGGATCATAGAGGAATTCATAAGGTAGAGTTCCAGCCACGGAATCACGAACAAGATATTCAAGGAATCCATTGAAGGTCGGGTTGGGACGATTCGATTGGAAGGACTCTAAACGCTCGCCTGGAGCAAGAGCAAGGATTTTACCGCCAATAAAGGTGGACGCCTCATTAGGGTTGGTCTGACCATCACCATAGTCCTGTGGGCGCATCCCAAAGGCTTCAAAGTCAGACTGTGCGCCATCGAACTGGGCAGTCTCGCGGGTGAGGGTACGGACGACGTCGCCGTTCATCTTGACCGCAAATTTCTCAAGGCTGACGATTTCCAGCATATCAACGATGTTATTGATGCTATGTTGAAGTGGGCTGTACGCGCGAGCGCCAGACGCTACTTCTGGCTCATAGACGTGCATCACAGCATTAGCGCCAACCTTCCTGGATGATCCGTCAGAGCGAATGATATTAAACCAATCTGGTCGGCCATACTTGCCGAAGTGGATACCATCCACCATATGCGGCTCTGGAGCGGCGGCATTTGCGCAGGCAACGCGGTGGGATTCAATTAACTGAATGCGCGGCTCACCAGAGGCATTGCGGGTCTTAATTGGGAAGCATTCGCCGTCACGATATACGAGGCGCGCGATGATATGCTGGAGTTCGTAGAAGTTAAAGCGGCCAGTAATGTCGCAAGGATTGGAAGCCCATTCGTCAAAGTACTCCTCGTATTTCTGGTCTACGCTTGCAAAGCCAGTCCTAGACTGTGCCTTGATGCCGTCACCTACCGAATACAAGGCCATATCGGAGAGAATCTGGCGGATTACGCCAGCGTTCAACTCCATCCAGCGCATTTTGCGCGTAGTTTCAAGGCGGTCAAAGACCGTCATCGTCTTCTTGAAATCAGTCGGCCAAGACGACCAAATCCAAGAACGCTTGTTAGAGAACTTTGCCGACTCGAAATTCGAGAAGATCCCTGGACCACCTGTGGCCTGTTTCTTCAACGGATCAGAAGAGGACTTCTTCTTTTTTTCGGGAATTTTGCGCGCCATAAATCTTATAGACCTCGGAAGTTATTCAGAAGGTTACCGACGCGAGTGCGGTCAATTCCACCATAAATTTCTGGGGCTTTGATTTGCAGGGCATAGCGGCACTCCAGAAGGACGGTAGGAGGGTCGATAGGCCAGTCTTTTCGGATGTCCGTGCCAGAATCTTTGTATTCCATAATCGTCTTCCCCTCGGTTACGATTGAAACGGCTTTATCTCGGATAAGTTCAATCTGAACTATCGTAAGGGTCATAAAAATGCCCTTTGGAGAAGTAGACCCACGATAATGAACGAAAGCCATAGCAAGAATTGCCAGAAGTCAAATGGGCGTATTACCTCCCCCACAACAACGACGCTTGAGAGCCACCCAAGACCATTAAGGAGATAATACGCTTAACTAGACGATTGTTGAATCTGCGGCCTTGTCAACTGCCTTTTCGTCAGTTGCGTTCTTATTTTTACCTCTGCCGATCAGTTTAGCCATCAACGCTGGAAGAATTCCCATAGTTTCGCAATCCCATAGGTGATTGGGTCTTTCACCAACTTGAACCCAAATGGGCTTCCCAGACTCGGTTCTAGTGCGGTGTTCGGACTGCATCTGTTTGCGGTACTCCTCGCCAGCGTCTTGAGCGTAGGTGTGGTGTCCTGCGCGTCGAAGGCGAGATAGGGTGTCCTTGAGGACTAGATTTGAGAATTGGAAAACTCGGCAGGAATGTTTTCCAACCTGGACTACCTTGGCAGGGCTGTATGGGCGATAGGCCACTTTGATGCCGTATGGCGTCTGGACGCGCCAAGGGAAGTCGGTGTTGCCAGACCCCTTGGTGGCGTTCCAACTGTAGTTGGCGCAGTTCTTGTACACCTCCTCCATATTTGGGCCATCTCCAGAGTCCACGAAAGTGAAGACAGGGCTGACCTTGTGCTTTATCTGCAATTCTCGTACTTGCTCCCAAGTGTCAACGTACTCCCATAAAATGAGACGTGACTTGCCGTCAATACTCCAGGATCTAACTAGGCAGAAAAAGCCTTTCCGTTGCACGTCAACAGATAGGAATCGTAGTTTTGAAAACTTGTCGGTATCAACAATTAATGGGTCAAACGGAGGCGCTACAAGTTTGCCAAGATAGTTAGCACCTTCGTCAGTCCACTCGGCGTTCATTAAGTATCCGCTAGGTAGAACCTCGCCGCTACCATCGTCTGGTTCGTCGCTCCAGGGAAGGGCTAGACGTTTCTGCTTGAAATCCTTACGCTTGCTCTCGTCACCGCCTAAATCAAAGGATTGGGCAGACTCTACGCATTCAACGGCCAAGTCTCCCCACGATAGACCCCACAGCATCGTCATCGCATTAAAATGAAAACCTCTACGGCCTTTGGGTGCGGAGGGGTTCTGTGAGACATACTCTGCGTCCTTAATCATTTCGGCTCGGACGCTATTGCGATCCTCGTAGCGATGCTTACAGCACTTGCACTCATAGGTGCAACCAGCGCGCAAAAGGTCGTAGTTCCAGCCTTGTGCTGTCTTGGCGGCTTCTGGGTACTTAATCTGAACCCATTCAAAAGCCTGCCTAGTTCCGCACTTTACGCATTTGAACGACCATTCCCCTCTGTCGGTTGAATGGAAGAGTTCTGTGAACTCATCGGCTTCCACCCCTCCTTGTGAGACGAAGACACTCTTACCTTGCCAAGTAAACGCAGTCCGTCTGGCTTGCGCTTGCTTGAGGTGACCTTTCGGCCATTGCCAGCACTCATCACCTCCGAGAAAACGAATAGAGCGTCGTTGGAGGTTTCGCTCATTGTTAGCACCAAGCACCCAAGTGGTATTTCGCTGAAATTGGGTTGTGTGCCACTTATTTCTGTCAATGTCACTAATTCGTTCTCTAGTGCTAGGCGTATTTTCCCACAAAGGTCGAAGGCGTGTTTGTTGCCAGTCTTGGGCGTTGAGGTCGATGTCTTGTAACAGGAGCATCGGTCCAGGTGTCCGCGAGGGGACAAATGCTGACCACAGTTCAAGCACCATCGACTTACCCGACTGGACGTTGCCTTGGACAACGATGGTTTCAACTTCTGGGTCTTGGAGCGCACGGAGGATAGGGGCTAGGTATGGCGTTGATTCAATTCGGAAAGGTCCAGGCTGTGGCGAGTAGGGTACGTTCTTTACGTTCTTCTCAAGCCAGTCAATGATGTCTCCATCTGGATCTGGGGCAAGTAGAGCGCGCAGGGCGTCCTCAAACTGCTTCTCCGTCGGTCTGGATTTCATCATATGGTTTAGTTTCTTTGGTTTCCTCGATTCTGATGGGCGTCTCGACGACGGCATCTTCAGCATCTTCGGCTTGGCCAGCCAGTCTGGTAAGGATCTTGGTCACCTCGTCGTCAATGGCTTTCATTGCCGTGCCTGGAGCATCGGGGTTGGCCTTAATGGCAATCTTGGTGGACAACTGGGTAAGTTCGTTACGGATAGACAATACGACCTTTCCAAAGCGCTCGATGGCGGTCTGGGTCTTAATGTACTCCTTGGCCGCAATATTGCGGGAATGGAGTTCGCGTTCAAGGGAAACCAGCGTCTTGACCAACTTATCGTAGGTCGCGTAGGACTTGGACTGGTTAGGGTTCTGTTCCTCAAGGTCGGATAGGTACTGCCTATAGGCGCGCGCCTTGAGTTCTCGGTGCTGTTCAACAATGTGGGCAAAGTTGCGGTCATTCTCCAAGCCAGACAGATCCGTAATCTCCGCATTATTGCGTAGATTAGACCCTCCGTTTCTCCGCATCGAGCGCTCGTTATACCAAGCCTCGGCGTCCTCGACGGATGACGTGGGCATCCCCTGTCGGATAAAGCCGTTAATAGTCTGGCGAGCCAGCCCTAGCCGTTCAGCGATGTCTACTGGTCTTACGGTCATTCTTCTTGAGGTTTGATTTGATAACGCCTTCCTTGATGTTCTGGCAATCGGAATCGGAGCGCATATAGCAACTAGGCGGCAGGTTAAGACTCTTCTGGATTTGCTTAACGCGCCAAGAAACCGTTGCCTTGTCTACGCCGTACTTGGAGGCTAGGTCGGCCATTGACTTGTAGTTCCTGTATCCAAGGGCGATGCGGAAGCAATCGTTGTGCAGGAGGACGGCTCGGTTACTAGTGCAGTCGTAGGCGTTGATAACGCGGGCGATGATGGACACCAAGGACGACAGCCTGGACTCGTCTGACTCCTCTGGCTTGGCGGCCATCCTATCGGCGTATGAGTCCAGGTAGATCCGACGATGGGGTTCTGGCACTCCGTCGTCGTGGATGTCATCAATATCAAACCCAGACTCCTTTAGGCTTTGGATCTCTTGTGGCGTTAAAGTTTCCAAAAACCCCTTCCACGCATCGGTTATGGCAACTCGCTTGCTCATTCCATTGTGCGCTCCATAGTCACTATTGCGTTGGTCAGTTGCTTGGCATCGTTGATTAACCATATGGACTCTTTCTTTACCGACTGCGGGATGTTATCGGCCATCACTATGTCTAGATACATTTGGACGAGGTGCGTGGCTACAGTATTGATGCTCTCAATTGAGGCATCTAGTTGATCGCGCTCTACGTCGGTAAGTTTCAGAGTACTCATCGTTATGCAAAATATCGCTCCAATGTAAACTCTAATTGCAAATGATGTATAGCCCGCCTTCATCCTTAACGAAAAGTTCGTTCTTAATGCACAGTCGGGTAAGACACCAAGCGCGGGTGGTGTTAAGGTCTTCGCCGTAAACCGCATTCCAGTTCTCGGCTACTTGATCGCGGAGGCGGGTAGCCGACATTGGCTCTTGAGGAAGGAGGTGAACGATGGCGCGCACCTGTTCGACCCTTTCCTTGGACTTGAGGATCTTGGCGGTGTTCAAGCCCTGGAGGTGAATGGCCATCTGCTCTCTGTTCTTCGCCCAGAGTTTGCGCCAGTATCCCTGGAAGTGCGGGCGGCGGCCTTTGTTGTTTTTTGGTTGGTCGTTCATAAGGGGGGTTTGGAGGGGATGAGAATGGTCGAACCATTCACGCAAGCCCCCGAAGGGAGGCGTTAGCGGGAATGGGGGACTTTAGTCCACCATTCTCAATCTTATTATTGTAAGGCGTTAGCCTTACTATAAGATTATGTCGGGATATCAGAGTTGCTATATGTTCGGATAGACGTAAGTCACATATAAGGGAGCGTAAAGCATAAAAGTGCGTTTTTAGCACAATACTCCCGCCCAAAGTCGGGGGTGCGCCGTCTTC